AGCCGTGGACTCATAATCCATTGGTCGCGGGTTCGAGCCCCGCCCGCCCCACCAGGTCAGCCTATATTTAGGCTAGCCTTCCTATCCACATCACTGTACCCATTCGTCACCGCGTGTACAGCAAGTGCACACAACACCTACCGACCGTGTACAACTACGTGCACACCATCCGTGACCAGCGCTCAACCACCTCAACTGTTCCGAACCGGTGGGAGAATAGTCATCGGGCACACGCGGGCAGGCCAATCCGCGTGCTGTGGTGACAGAGTGTGCGTCTCGTGACTGGGGCGCAATGTGGCGTGAAACCCCTAAGCGGGGGTGGATGGAATCGGTTAGCGACCGTAACGCGCTGGACTCGCACCTGTGGGTAACTCATCCAACAGTCACCCCATTGGTAGCGAGACTCGGAGGCTGGACATCTCCCCACAACGCCCAACCCAGATGCGGCCAGAGGAGCAGACATGACGCGAACCCCCGACATCAGACACCTAGTGGTGCGCGACGTCACGAACTACCTCATGCTTAAGGGCCTTCCCTACTTGGCGGCTGAGGGGCACGCCAACAATCTATTGGCTGCACTGGAGATGATCGCCTATGAAGCCATGTGGGAGAAGCCTGCGGGGTGTGTCTGCGGTGGCCCATCCGATCCGTACCACGGATTCTGCGACCCGTGCGCCGAACGACGGAACCTAACTCCGCATCACTAGCAACCCTCTCAACACCCGAAAACCGGTGAGAAACTGGAACTTGCCCTCCCCGGCGCGCAGCCGCCCCGCCTATCCAGCCAACGAGCTGCGATGCGGGGCGGTCGGGGAGGCGCTGAACTTGAAGCATAGGGGCGGTAAACGTGGCTGACGATGTATGGGTCGACAAGCATCAGCGCCAGTGGTTCGGCTACTGGCAGCGCCGACTAGATGGCACGTGGGGATACCGCATGCACTTCTCTGGCTGGGAATTTGACGGCGGAGACATTGAGTTCCCCGACTTCGAAAAGTGCTTCGGTCCCGTCGAACCAGCAGAACGGGTGAGCTAGTCATGCGTGATATGGACGACTGTTGGTGGGTTACCTGGGTGGGTGGCAGTTACGGACCAATGTTTGACCTTGAAGAAGCGACACAGTTTGTGAACGATCACCGCGACGTGCCCGGTATCCGAATTGAGCCAGACCCAAGCCTCGACGTGGCCGACTGGGATGGGCTGTGACCACCGTCCATGTCCTGCCAATCAACGATCTGATTAAGCATGAAGACGAAGGTGAAGACTGCCCGTGCGGGGTGACAGTTGAGCCTGTGTTCGCCGACGATGGTTCGTGCGGATGGCTCATCACACACCACAGCCTCGACGGACGCGAACTATACGAATAGCTGAACGTTTTGCTGGTTTCGTTCAGCGTGTTTCCTGTCGCCTGAACATTTTTACGACGCAAGACGTTGACCTTGAACACCAGCTACCAAACCAAAGATCACAAAACCACGTTAGCTGACAACCACCAGTACGAACATTAGTTGCTGGTCGCGCACGGTGATCATGAAATAATCCTCGTACGCCAACCCTTGTAATTCGTTACCCACCAGGACACTTCGGCAATCAACATCAAAAAAATGGGGTACCAATTCCACTTCCGATCATGACACCACCGGCGTACCTTCACTCATTGAATCCGTAGCTGAGACCAACGCTCCGGACTGAACCCGTAGGTAGCCGCATGACCCTCCCTGTGCTCATAACAGTCACACTCGCCTGCATCGCCTGGTCACTATGGGTGCGGCGCCTAACGTGGACATCACGCTGGGAAGTAGCCGCAACCCTCAACATCGCTTTGCAGGGACTCGCCGTGCTGCTCATGACACCCTGGGCATCCGCAACCATCGGCCACTGGCTCTACAACCTCACCGGCATGTGGAACCTAGAGGACTACATCGCCCACGACGCCTATGTGGTCGCGGCCAGCGCGATTGTCTACAACGCCATTGGCCGACTCGAAGAAGGACAAGAATTCCAACGCGCCTTCAAAGTGCACGTCGAAACCCCCGCCACCCTCTGCATCCCACTCCTGCTAGCCGCATTCAGCATCGGCAACGGGGCAGCCATCTACCACCCAGACTTCTTCCAAGTCCCCACCGACTTTTGGCTAAACACATACTGGCTCATCATGTGCGGAACAACCGCATACCTCCTGGCATACGGATCCAAAGCCCTACTGCTGCTCAGGGAAGACGAACGATCCCGAACAGTCGCCACCGTCTACCTCGTAGCCGCAGCATTCGGAATCCTCACATGCCTAATCCGAATCACAACAGCAATCGCCACACCACTACAAACAACCGGCCTAACCGCCAGCCTCGCAGTATGGATACCCGCATGCGCATGCGGAACCCTATTCGCCCTCATGTCCGCACACTCCTGGCGCCAAAAACTGCGCTGGTTCAAACCTAGAGAGGAGTTTGGTTCCGGGCGCGTTGCAGCTTAGCCTGCCTTGTCGCACCGGCCTTCGTCGTCTTGCCCTTGACCTTTGTCGTTCCCCCGACCCCCGTCACGCGGGGCTGATCTTTTGGGCTGCTTTCTTCGCTCTCACGTTTCATTATCTCCGCCAACAACTCCTTCGTCGTGTAAGCGGAAATGTCCGGTTTGACGATGATCTCGCCCACATAGTCCCCCTCGTCGCCGATGCCGGCCCGAACCAGAGCCTCGGGGACAGGGATGCCGAACGCCTTCGCAAACCTGAACACATTCGGCCCGTCTGGGCGTTTGTAGTTTTCGCCACGCACCCAGTTGGAGATGGTGTTTGCGGAGACGCCGACCTTTTCGGACACAACGTTGAACGGTGTGTCCCCGATGGTGTCGCGGACTAGCTCGGACCACGACTCCCGAATTCGTTGGTCATCCATGCTGCGAACTGTACTCATTAGGGTTCCCTGCCGCAACACATTGTGATTCTGCAAACAGGTGCTTGCTGGCAGCTAACACCCCTGATAGTGACCGGTACCCCGGGTTCCACCTGCCGCAACTTACTCCAAAGTCACCTCACCACAACCAAACTCGCAGCACAGAAACACCGAAATACGTTGCGTTTAGCACCGCAACGAAGTACGGTAGGACTACCAACCGAAACGAAATGTGATGAGGAACCGGTTGTGAACCCACTCAAAGCACCGCCCCAGGTCCGCAAAACCACGGCATCCGCACACAAGGCCGGCAAGGGGAACCAGTGACCTTCCACTCCAAACCGCGACCACACGTGCAGCACTTCCCAAAACCGAAGAAACCCCTGTTCGAGACCAAACCCCGGGAGCCGAAATGAGCAAGATCCTTTACGACAAGACTGCTGCTGCTGAGGCGCTGTCTACGAGTGAGCGCCGCATTGATGAGTTGCGTCGGGCGGGGATTCTGATCGCTGTTCAGGATGGCCGGGAGTTCAAGTACACGGCTGACGAGTTGCGGCGGTATGTGGATGGTTTGGCTACGTCTGAGCCGGGTCGGCGGTCGGCGTGAGTGCGTGGTTGCGTCCGGGTCATCGGCGTCTTCCGGATGGTGAGCTGCTTCGTTTGGACAGTGAGCGCGGATCGTTCGTGGCTTCTGAGTATTGGCCGAATCATTCTGAGCGGCGGCATGTTCGGGGGAGTTTCGAGGATGTTGCGTCGGTGTTGGAGTTGTGGGAGTTGGAGGTTGGGTCGTGAATGCGGAGTCGATGTGTGAGGCGCGTGAGTCTCGCCGTCTTACTGGTTCTATGTGGAAGCCGAAACGATGAGCGATCCCGCAATCGAGGCCGCGCAACGTGCTGTGAAGCTGAGTGACCCGACGTGGGCGGTGGACAGCCGCTACGGGGGTATCGCTGCTCGTGAGATGGCCAAGCCGATACGCGAACTGCACAAGCCAATCCAGATCGGCGACAGTCGCGGGCTGTATAGCGCCTGGTGTGCTGAATGCAACGGCTCCGATGGGCATCCGTCCGAATGGCCGTGTGACACCGCGAAGGCTGTCTATAGCACCGAGGAGTTGGCCTGATGGGTGTGTTTGAGGCGATGCGTGCTGCGGGTTTCGTGGTGGCGAGTGTTGCGCAGGCTGTTGCGGATTCGGGTAGACCGCGCACTGAGCATCGGGATTATGACTTGGCGTTGAGGCGGGCTGAGGATGCGCTTGTGAACGCGGAGGCTGATCGGGAAGTGCTTGAGCCGGCGCGGATGTGCGAGTGCGGGCATTCCGATGCGCGGCATTATCGGGCGGGCGGAATCATTGATCCGTGCCACGACTGCAACTGTCTGGACCTGCTTTACGCGGATCACCTTGAGGATGAGGCGTGGGATGCGAATGAGGATTTCGATGCCCGCCGTAGTGAGCGCACCAACACGTGGATGCGCGACACAGTTTCACCCGTCGAGGGGTCGGGTGATGCCACGGGGGGAGTGCCTAATCCTCCCTCCGTGGTCCCCCTCAGTGAACAGGTTGACCGGGTGGCGGATGAGTTGCGTGCCCAACATCAACCGAACTGGTTGTGCGACAAGGCGCGTGCGTTCGCATTGATGCTGAAAACACAAGGACTTTAGTCGATGCGCGAAATTATCGCCGTCTGGACAGGAGCAAGATGAATCAACTGGCCGCGTTCCGCGACACCATCAGGCTGGCGAGGTTCCATGACATGCCAGAACGCCCCGGCAATCCGCTTGGCCTCGCGCATCTGCGCTCGATGCTTGAGCGTGCGGAGTCGGGCGAGTTCTCGGAAACGAAGATTGGTCGTTGGCTCGGCTGGGCGCAATGTGCCGTGGTCGCCGCCAACGTCGGCGTCACGCTCGATGACATGAAGTACATCAACAAAGCCCACGCGGACCGACATAAGTAGCACGTTGCGGCGTCAGATCTAGCCGCCGAAAAGGAGTCGGCCCCTACTCGCGGCAACGAGTAAGGGCCGGAACATCAACCAAGTTGGAAGGTTCTATTTGTGATGTCTGAAAACGACAATACAGCATCGAGCGACAGTCGTCTACAAGAAATGTGGGGGCTGCTTCAGGCCGCCCGTGAGGTGCTGTCGAAAGCCCACGCGTTGGGTGTTGAGCTGCTTGAAGAGTTCGACATTGATGACTGGCGTGCACCGGATGTGGTGAAGGCTGTCGAGTTGGCTGTTGATGGTCGGCGTGCAGCGGATCAGGGTCAGGCCACCATGTTCAAGGTGGTGAAGGCGTGACCACGCAGCCGGTTTGGATTTCGCCGTCGGATGGTGCGCCGTCACTGTGGGAGTTGGAAGAACTCGCCGCGAAGGTGTTGGGTTCACCGTTCCCTGATGCGTTTGAGGATTACGACGGTTTCTTCCAGGCGCACCACTCAATTGATGAAGCTGCCCACGCACCAGTCATGACCAGCGTTCCCGAGTGGCCGGACTATGACCCTGCCGGCGACTTGATTCAAGCGTGGAAGTTCGAGTCGTTGCGGGCCATCTGGTTCCCAAGCGATTTCACGAAAACCGTCCGCGACGCAAACCGCATCAGCCACATGTCGGAGGTTCGTGATGCCTGAACACATCACCGACTCCCGGCAACAGGGCCGCGAGTTGCAACCGTTCTGCACCTGCGGGTTTAAGGGTGCTTGGTATCCGAACGTGCATCGGTCGAAGCAGGCTGAGCGTGAGCATGTTGCGCGGCACACGGGCGGAAAGGTCACCGCACGATGACCGACCACATCGAAACCATCATCGCCGAACATCGCCCGTACGGGTTGGACTGCAAGTGTGGCCGACCGATCAACAGCGACGCCGATTGGGCATGGCACCTCAAAGCCGAGCTCAAGGCAGCCCGTATAGCCGTCGTGCAACTACCCACCTGGGAATCCCTAGAAGACGACTACGCCGTTGACTTCGGGGCCGAGCAGGTGCGCCAGTACGACCCGAGCGGGTTTGGCGCATATCGAGTCTTTGACTTCGGCGAAATCCCCAGCTTAAGCGCGGCACTTCTGGCCGCGCTGGCTGACGCTGCGGAGGAATCCCGATGAGGGCCTCCTATGCACTGCATGCGGTGTCGTGGCTCGCATCTGCCTCCGCGTTCGCCGCACTCTTCTACAGCCTCACCGTATTCGGCGTATCCGTCGCAGTCGCAATGACCGCCTGGCTCACCGAAGACATCGTCCGGAGAATCGCATGAACCCACGCATCTGGCTCACAACAGGATTCGCAGCCATCTACCTCACCGGAATCCTCTACCACCTGCTCGGGAAATGGTGACCATGACTGACTGGACACTCAAACTCTGCAACGAAACCAACGCAGAACTCTTCTACCCAGAACCAGGCGAACAAGGCAAAATCGCCGCAGCCAAAGCCATCTGCCGCCAATGCCCAATCCGCACCGCCTGCCTCGAACACGCCATGCACACCGAAGAACCACACGGAATCTGGGGCGGACTCGGACCACGCGGCAGAGTCCGCCTCCGAAAAGGCGCCAACGCACTCAACATCGCCAACTGCGCTATGTGTGAGGTTGAGTTTCAGGGCGGTACCAGCAAGGCGCGTTATTGCTCGCAGGACTGTCAGCAGAGGGCGTTTCGGATCCGTAAACGCGAATTGCGTCGGGCTGCAAGGGAACTTGTGTGTCCTGGTTGTGGTGTCGAGTTTGTGGGTCATGGGTTGGCTCGGTATTGCTCGGATGTGTGTCGGACTTCTTCGGCGGTTGCGAAGAGGCGTGCGTGGCGGGCGTCAAAACAGGAGGTGTCGTGAAATGAGCGATCCCGCAATCGAGGCCGCACAACGGATGTGGATTCGTCGATACGGCGGCGACGGACACTTCGACAGGTCCGTCCGCAATGGTGATGTCGGCGCGTTCGTTGTCGATGCTGCTCGCGAGGCGTTGAAGCCGATCCGCGAACTGCACTACCCGCGCGAAGGCAGCGTGAGCGCCATGTATCCCGACCCGCTATGCAACTGCGGCGATGACTGGCCGTGCGACACCGCGAAGCTGATCTACACCACCGAGGAGCTGTCCTCATGATCAATCCCGAACTAGAAGCTGCCTGCGCACCAGGAACCGGCGTCGACCCAAAAATCTTCTTCCGACCAGACGCATCCGAAGACCCCAACGGCTACCGAACCTGGTCACCATTCGAAGCCCAATACATATGCCTCGGATGCCCAATCCGCATCCAATGCCTCCAAACAGCAATCAAACGAGACGAACAACACGGAGTCTGGGGCGGCGAAGAATTCGGCACCAAACCACGCCTCGCCATCCAAGACACCCTACCCGGCATGCCCACCATCGAAATCCGCGCATGCCTCATCTGCGCCAACGACTTCCGCCCCTACAACAAACTCCACCTCTACTGCAACAACCTCTGCAAAACCATCGCACACGCACGCAGATGCACCGAAAAAAACAGGGCCAAACGAGCCCTACGCGCACAACAAGCCACAGCGAACGCCTCATGACCAGAGCAATCAAAGTAACCCCAGACGTCATGGCACGCCTCATCTGGGCAGCCAACCAACCCATGACACTCGAAGCAATCGGAAACATGGTTGACCTACACCCCAACACAGTCAGCCGAGTGTTGAAGCGCGCCGGCATCGAACGTGAACCTTCGGGACAGCCGAAACAAATCGCGGACGACCGCGTACGGGAACTATCAGAACGCGGCGCTTCACGCAACGAAATTGCCAGCACTCTCCGATGCAGTGTTCGGGCCGTTGACCGTTCCCGGCGGCGACAAGGAATCTCGGAAACGGCGGCACCCAGGCTGTCCGAAGACGAGATCGAACAAGCCCGGGCGTTGTTGGATGACGGTGCGTCCGTGCGTGAAGTGGCACGCACACTCGGGCGTTCGGACCGCGCCATCCATAACCACTTCCCTGGGCGTGCCTGGTCCCAGAGGCAGATTCATGAGCACCTTTCGATGCTGCGTCGGCTTGGGGGTGTGTTGTGAATCGGGCGGAGAGGATCGCGTTTGTTGTCGAGTCGGCGGCGCGGGGTTGGACTGTTGTTCAGGTTGCGGAAGCGTTGGGTTGCACGACTCGGACTGTTGAAAACCTGCGCAAGGCAGCTGGTCTAACGAACCCTCGCCCCCGGTTGACTGAGTCGCAGATTGAACGCATCGCAGTGTTGAGCCGACGCGGTGTTGGTTGCGAGGAGATCGCCGCCGCTGTCGGCTGCTCGCTGGGATCTGTTTGGTACGCGCGGCGTAGGAAAGGGCTGTCGGATCGTTCGGCTTACACGCTGACGTCGGAGCAGTTGGCTCGGGCGGATGCGCTTCTAGCGGACGGGGCTTCGTTCACTGAGGTTGCCCGCACGATCGGCACGACTACTTCCGCTGTGTGTAAGCGGTTTCCGGGTCGTGGTTGGTCGCATACCGAGTGTGGTTCTTATGGAAAGTTTTTGGCACGGATGGGTGGTGTGTTGTGACTTCTGAGGGTGAGTTGCGGTTTGCGGCTGAGCATGCGCTTGGGGCGGCCGGCGAGTTGGAGGCGCAGTGCGGGATGTTGCGGCGCCAGTTGTTTGAGCAGAAGCAGTGGCATGCGGAACAGGCTGAGCGGTGGGCATTCGAACGCGAAGGACTTGTGTGGGACAAGGACCAGGCTGAGGCGCGGGCTGCTGTAGCTGAAGAAGAACTCCGGGCCGCGTTGGAAGAACTCGACGGAATCAAAGGACGGGCTGACTACTGATGTTTGAGGAGTACGCGCGCCGTACATGGGAAGACACAGACGGCGACATCAGCGAGCAACAGACCGAACTGGCCACCAACCTACGCGTCCCGATCCTCACATCGGAATGCCCTCGGTGGAACTACATCACGGGAATTGTGGTCCGCAACCAGCGCTACTTCGAGGTCGGTGTCATGCCAACCGAGGATGAAGTTCGCGAACTGGGCGCACATCTGGAGACGTACTGCGAGTACTACCGCCAGTCTTTCCGCAACACCATGAAGAACTTCGCCCCCTTCGATATCGACGGCGGTGCGAACCTCGGCTACTACATGAAGCGGCCTGATGGTGGTTGGTGCTACACGAAGCGCACATGGAGGTACGGGCCGCCGTGGTGGCCATCGCCCTGGATTCACCGCCTGGATGAGGATCGAGAAGGGCCGCCGCTTCCGCTGAGCCACGTCCTTTCGCGGAACTTCAACGGCTGGCCTGGACACAAGCGTCACGTTGCGGAGGTCGCCAAGTGACTGTTCATGGCCTTGCGGCATTCAACTACACGTGCTGGAAACACAAACACGACAACGGAACCTGCATCTACTGCGGTGAGAAAGAAGGCGACTAAATGGGCATGTTCGATGACATCAAGACGACCGCAGTCCGATGCCCGTTGTGCGGCAACCAACTGGGATGGCAGTCAAAGGACGGCGGATGCTCATTGGCGAAGCTGACTCCACTGGATCTTATGCGCGACAACAATTCTGCACGGTTCTATGCCAACTGTGACGGGTGCTCCATATGGGTCGAGGTGTCCATGAGCCGACGTGTCCCGACACCCGTATCTCAAATGATCCAGCAGCGCCGCGACAGACTCGACATCCCTGTGCCGGACGACACGGAGGGGGAACCGTGAGTGTCAAGCGTCTACATCGGTGGCATCGCGGGAAGTTGTGGCTCGGATACAACGGCTGGCGTTACCACTGGGATGGTCGGCAATGGATAGGCGAGCACAACAAACACCCGAACGACCCAATCGCGTTGACCAGCCGCCACGACACAGCCGACTACGGCCCTTTCCGGCAGATCGTGCTCAACAGGTTCGGCGAAAGAGATGTCCGATGAACCCCATCTATGCGGCCGAAATCGAAGAGCGCCGATCTGCACTCCGAGACCACGACATGTACGACCCGGAACCGTACTGGCACAAAGAAACCGGCATGTGCGGAGACCGAGACGACGCAAGAGGTGACTACTGATGACTGATCACACACGCGTGCTGCCAGTGCACATCCCTTCTATCGCCTTCAAGGGTGCAACCACAACCGACGCGAAGGCATTCCGTCGCGCTGCGCAAAACCTGGACGAGGGCTACAGCATCGGCGGAAGCAACCTGAAAGCTGCCATCTCTGGACTTCTTCGGTGCGCGGCGGATGCACTCGATGCCGCTGGCGAACCGGATCCCGAATGGTCCTACTGGGAATACCAGCAGCGGCAGTGGAGACGGGCCGACTGATGACGCACAAGCAAGTGACCGTGCAGCCCTGGGGATTCCAAGCCGACATGGAGATCGCCGGCCTGCTTCAACGACTCAACGACCGCGACATGCCCACCCTGTTCTCATGCCAAGGCAACCCCCGCAACCCCGCATACATCATGTTCGAATACTTAGAACACGCATACGAATTCGCCGCACAGAGTTCGCAAGCGTTGCAAGCATACGAATTCGACATCTCACTGTTTTCGGGAGGCGCGGGCACACAAGGAAGAGTCACCTTCCCAAACCACTACATCAAACAACTCGAAGGAACCTGGTAATGAGCGAGAAGACATGGCGATTCCACTGGCGCGACGGCAAGACCGAAGAACTCGAAGGAACCAGCCCAGCCGATGCACTGAACTCCGCCGGATACGGACGCGGCGCAATCGCAGCACTCGACTACTACGAAGAGGCCGACGCATGACACTCACAATCCCCGACAACCTCGTGCCCGAGAAAGACGGACGCTACGGCCATGTCCCCGAAGATGCCTACCACCAAGACCGTGGCAGCCTCTCAGTATCCGGCGCCAAACTGCTACTCCCGCCAAGCTGCCCCGCCAAATTCCACGAAATCATGACCAACGGCCAACCCCCAAAAAAGGTTTGGGACTTCGGCCACGTCGCGCATCATCTGGTTCTGGGCAAGGGTTCCGCGTTCAAAGTGCTCGACCCAGAGATCCACGGCTTGAAAGCAGACGGCACCGTAGCCGCCAGCCCACGCGCAACCACCGACTGGAGAAACGCCGAGAAAGACGCCCGTGCACAAGGACTCATCCCCATCCACATAGACGACTACACCAAAGCCAAAGAGATGGCCGAAAAAGTCCACAAACACCCCGAAGCCGCACCCATCTTCCAGCGCGGACACGCCGAAGTCTCCTACTACCGGACAGACCCCGACACCGGCACACGCCTCCGATGCCGCGTCGACTGGATCAACGAAGAAATCACCGACTACAAAACCAGCGACACCGCCAACCCCGAAGACCTCGAACGCAAATTCCACCGACTCGGCTACTACATGCAAGCCGCCTGGTACATCGACCTCGTCACAGCCATCACCGGAACCACCGCGCCACGATTCCGCTTCGTCGTCCAGGAGAAAACAGCCCCATACGTCGTCACCGTCCTCGAATACGACACCGAAGCAATCGAAGAAGGCCGACGACGCAATCGTGAAGCCATCCACACGTACACCGCCTGCATGGAAACCAACACCTGGCCTGGATACAGCGACGAGACCGTAACCCTCAGCCTCCCACACTGGGCATTCGATGACGAACTGGAGATCGCGGTATGACCGAATCACTCGACCTGTCAACCACAATCGCAGCCAACTCCGACCAACTCGGAGCCGAAGACTTCCTCGCAGGCCCCCGACTAGTAACCATCGACCGCGTCACCAAAGGAACCGCCGACCAACCAGTCAACATCCACCTCACCGAATTCCCCGGCAGACCCTTCCGCCCATGCAAATCAATGCGGCGAGTGCTTGTCGCGGCCTGGGGAAAAGAAGCCGCCACCTACACGGGACGCAGGCTCATGCTGTTCAACGACCCATCTGTGCGGTTCGGAGGCTCCGCTGTCGGCGGCGTGCGAATCAGCGCAATGAGTGACATCAGCAGCCGACTCACTCTGGCGCTGACTGTCACGCGCGGCAAAAAGGCCCCATACCAAGTCGAACCACTACCCGACTTGCCGCCCGCAATCACCCCCGAAATCGTTGACGAAATCCAGGAACGCATCAACAACGCCACCACCCTAGACCAACTCAAAACCATCGGCGCCGAACTCAAAAACTCGAACCTCGGCGAGTATCGCGAACAGATACAGGCAGCTTGGAGCCGGCGCAAGGGAGAAATCGAGGCCGGCGGTGGAGACGAAACGTGAACTACTGCAAGTGCGGATACGTTCACGCAGCCGACGAAGTGCGTGCCATGTACCGGTTCTGCTGGCCCGTCTTCATGTACCGCGTTGTGAGCACCGGAGCCGCGTTCAGCTCGCGCGCATTGGCACAACAGAGTGTGTGCCCTCACTGGACCCAGCAAGCGCATCCAGATGAGCACTGACACCGAAGCCAGGCACGAGGCATACAGGTCGGGGCTCTGCGTCCAACTCTGTGGCCGCAAATACTCCGCAGGCCGCACTAGATGTACCGAATGCCATGACGCGTACATGGAAGCCAGAAACGAAGGGAGGACAACGTAAGTGCCGTACTTCTTTGTTGACGATGGCTTCGGCGACTCGAAAGAGATCATGGCCATCGCACCGCGCTACAGGAACGCCGCAGTCGGACTGTGGACACGTTGCGGCGCATGGTCAGCCGGGAAACTGGAGGACGGTTTCGTGCCCGCCGACGTCCTCCAGATGTTCGGAGCCAAACCAAATCTGATCGCCGCTCTTGTTGACGATGCCGGTTTGTGGGACCGCGTCGATGGGGGGATTCAGTTCCGAAACTGGGCTAAATGGCAGCGAACTCGCGAGCAAGTTGTGTCCTATAGAGAGCGCCAGTCGGAGAAGAAACGAGCGCAAAGGGAAGCCAAAACTGATCCAAAACAGGATCAAAACGCAGCGGCCAAACCTGCTGTAACCTGTGACGATTCAGATTTGTCCCCTGGGGACACAATGCGCCGCAGGTCCACCTCGGGTCCATCGTGTCCCCAGACACCTATACCTGTACCTAAACCTGTACCTAACTACTTAAGTGGTAACGAAAGCAGTAACAGTACGTGGGTCGAGCCCGAACCTAGCTCAGCCGCGTCCGCAACACCAGGTGCAGATCTTGTCCGAGAGAACATCTCCGGTAGGCATCCGGGCGCAACGCTGACAACACTTCGAATGCAGGCTTCTGAGCTTCTTCGCAGCGGAACCGACCGAGACATCGTCGCCGCAGCTTTGCAGCTTTGGAACGACAAGCCGGGGGTGGGCAACGGGCGGACCATCTTGGCGTCTCTCTGCTCCGAGGTCATCAAGACGCGCAACGGTCCTCGAACTAAACCAAGGCAAGCGTCATCGGATCTGGCGTTCGCACAAGCCCAAGCACTGAAGAACAACCCCGCACGGAGATTGGAACTGGAATGAACCGCAACGAAGTTATCGACGTTCTGTCCGTTGTGGCTGCTGCTACTCGCCGCACGGTGGGTGAGGTGGACGTGGAGATCTGGCAGGGGATCGTTGGTTCTCTGTCCAAGGATGTTGCTTTGGAGGCTGTTCGGGATCATTTGCGGGATAGACCTGGTGTGTGGTTGGAGCCGGGGCATGTGTATCAGCGGTCTCGTGAGATTCAGCGGGAGCGGAACACTCGCCCGTCTGATGAGTATCAGGCTTTGTGCGATTCGAAGGCGGCTCCGGATGAGGATCCTGCGGTGACTGCTCGGCGTCGTGAAGCGATTGAGGCGTTTGCGTCGGCTCGTAGGACTTTTGGCCGGCCTGTTGAGGATTCGGTGCGTGTTGCGGAGTTGGTGGCTCGTCAGCGTGCGGCCGCTCCGCCGGCGCCGATGGTTGAGGGGGAGTCCGATGCCTGAGTTTGTTCCGGGTGAGTTGGCTGCTGCGGATCAGGAGTTGGCGGCGTTGTGTGGCGTGCTGAGTGAACTCGTGGATCGGTGGCGTGCGTTGGGGATCGGGTTCGATCTGCTGGACTTCGACTTTCTGGACAGGGTTGCGGCGTTCATGGTTGGTGATGTTCGTCCGCGCCTGGATGCGAATGGGTTGTTGGCGGTTGTTGCGATTGCGGTTGATCGGATTGTGAAGCTTGAGGATCGGTTGGCGACGAAGTGAGCGCGCCGAGCGTGTCGCCTGCTGTGTTGTATCGCCGGAGCCTTGAAAGTCGGCCAGCGTTGAAGCCAGGCGGTAAAGCGGGGCATGCGGTGTCGACGCATGAGTTCCGAACCGAAGGCGGTAAGCGGCGGTGGATGGCGACGTGCTCATGCGGCTGGATCTACAAGACACCGTGCCGCACCCGGGAGACGGCTTACGACCAGGCGGTGTCGCAGCATGTGTCGCATGTGAAGCCTGCTTGTCCGACGCCGGGTAAGAAGCGGTTTACGTCGCGGGGTGTTGCGTTGGCTGAGGTTGGTCGTGCGTGGCGTACGGGGCGTGGGAAGAAGCTGCCGTCGCGTGTGTATGAGTGCGCGTGTGGGTCGTGGCATGTGACGTCGAAGCCTGCCCGTTAGCAACCTCCTCAACCGCCGAGTTTCAGTGGGAAAATTGGTGTTATGAGTCTTCCGGTTAACACGCCGTACTACCAGGACGATCAGGTCACGTTGTTTCACGGCGACTGCCTCGAAGTGGTGGGCCAGTTGCCAGCTGAGTCGGTGAACTTACTCTTGACGGATCCTCCGTACTTCCGGGTGAAGGCTGAGGATTGGGACCGCCAATGGAAGTCCACGAGCCTGTTTCTGGATTGGATGGGCTCGTGGATGGACGCAACGAAACCGGCGCTTACCCCTAACGCATCGCTTTATGTATTCGCCTCGCCAGAACTGACTTCCCAAGTGGAGAAGCTGATCCGCGATCGGTGGTCGGTACTGAACGTAATCCGGTGGGTGAAAGAACAGGGCTGGCACAACAAGGCGCGGGCCGAAGACCTCCGCGCCTACCTGTCTCCGTGGGAAGGCGTAATTTTCGCCGAGCAGTTCACCGATGCGTACGGCGAAGAGTCGCGAGGGCTGCATAAGGAGGTCTTCGCTCCGCTTGGAAGATACATCCAGTCCGAACGTGAGCGATCGGGATGGGGACGATCGGAGCTTGAGGTTGCCTTAGGGTACGTGTCGCGCTCCGACCCAACCAAAGGCACTGCACTCGTATATCGGTGGGAAGAGGGCAGCAGCTTGCCCACAAAAGACGCTTATGACGCCATGCGGTCGGTCCTGAACCGGTACGGCGGGGACTACCTGCGGCGCGAGTACGAAGACTTGCGGCGCGAGTACGAAGACTTGCGGCGCGAGTACGAAGACTTGCGGCGTCCATTCAGTTTGACGAAGCAGCATCCGCGCAGCGACATTTGGAACTTCTCAACTGTGTCGCCGTACGTAGGCAAGCACCCGTGCGAGAAGCCGACTTCGGTCTTAGAGATGATGGTCACCGCTTCGTCTCGACCGGGTGACACCGTGCTAGACCTGTTCGCAGGATCGGGATCGACGCTGTTGGCGGCAAGAAATAACGGGCGTAAGGCAATCGGCGTGGAGATGAGTGAACGCTACTGTGAGCTGATCGCCAAACGCCTTGACCAGATGTGCCTGGATTTCGGGAGTGCATCGTGACGTATGTGTTGACGGTTCCGGTCGTGCGTCCTCCGATGTCTGCGAATGAGGCGCGTCGGTGGCATTGGTCGAAGCAGCGTGAGGCGAAGCGTGTGGCTGAGCAGCTTGTGTTTGCGTCGGCAAAGAGTGCGGGCTTGCCGAAGTGTCTTGGCCCGTCGCATGTGTCGATCATCTGGTTTGCGCCGGACAAGAGACGCCGCGACCCAGATGGATTAGGGCCCTTCCAGAAAGCGTGTTTGGACTCACTCGTCATCTACGGCGCATGGAAAGACGATTCCAGCGAGTACATCCTGTCCACCACAACCAGCATCAAGCATGACGGGCCAGCACGCATCGAAATCCACATCACGGAGGAACCATGAGCCAGCGCGTATCAATCACCGACTACAACGGGGTGGCGTTGGACTACTCCCACAACGAGTTTCTGAACGCATTCCTGACTCTTCCGCTGCCCGTCCGGATGCGTTTCGCGGCGGATACGTTGGCTGCGGTCAACGACCGCCATCATTACGGGACCATCGAAATGTATGTCCCGAAGCAGCTACTGGCGATGGCAGACAGGTGGGAGGCCGAGGACAGGGCAAAGGCTGACCGCGAGTCTGAGGTAGAGAAACTTGCCGAAGTCTTGCATCACGTCCGCGAGCGCATGGCAGGTGCTGGCGCGTGGGATCGGCGATACGCCCGTGCCGTCCTCGTTCGTCTGGACAACGTCAGTTACGGCGTCCATGTCATTGTTGCCATGGCGTGGCATGGACCCTGCCCCGATGGCATGGAAGTCGATCACATCAACGAGGTGCGCAACGACAACCGCCCGGAGAACCTTCGCTACCTGACCAAGGCGGAGAACCTTGCCCGCCGAGTGTGGAACCTGGCCGAGGAATGCGTTCACGGCCACAAGCTCGCTGGCGACAATCTGTATGTCCGACCGGGCGGTAGACGCGAATGCCGCGCCTGCAACAGGTCTCGTGCAGCAGGGTTCAGGTCGCGGGCGGAAGAGTGCTCGGTTTACGGGTGCGATACGCGGGGTGAGGCTGGCACGCGGGAGAAGCCACTATGTCAGACGCACTACAGGCACTTGCGGCGAGCGAGTTGAGAATGGATATCTGCGTCTGCACGCATCCTCGTTCCGCGCATGAGGTTGAGCGTGATTGGTGTGCGACGACTGTTGCGTGTTGTGACTGCGACTGCCGAAACTATCAACACCCGAGATACCAGGAGACAGCATGATCGTCCACGTTATGGTCCCGATGCACAGACATTCGTTGTCGCCAGCCAAGATCGCCGAGCACATGTCCGAGTTGTTGGACCCCGATTGCGACCATGTGCATTTGGTGACCGTGACCGACGACGAGGGCTACATGCTGTCATCGAGGTCGTATGGAGAGAATGCCGATGAGTGATCGCTCCGTGTTGCTTGGTCGTCTTGTTGAGGCGTTTACGGCTGAGCTTGTGTGGCAGGCGGGATCGAATGTGCCCGACCGGTACATCCAGTGGATTGATTTGGACAAACTCGCCGAAGCGATCATGCCAGTCATCGTTGACGTATACGGACCGAGCTTTTGAGCGTCGACTGGGAATACTGGATATGTACCGATTGTGGCGTTGACACCTGGGATCTGGGCGAGGCTGTCTACACGGTCACGCGCGCCGTCTGGAATGCCGCGTACCCCGGTTACTCGAAAGGCATTGGTGTCGGGTCGTCGCGACCATGCATCGGATGCCTCGAAACACGCCTCGGACGCACACTCGTCGCAGCAGACTTCATCCTCCCAACAGAACCCCACCCCGACCTCAGCAACAGACTGAACCAACGCCTCTCGAACTAGCTCAACCTCCTCAACTCCAGCAAACCACTGGGATAATTAGAGGCATGTGCGAGAACGCAAGCCAACCAGTCAGCAACCTCATCGCTGAAGCTAGGGGAGTCCTAAACCGCAACCGTGGACGCTGGCCCGAAGCTGACTGGCAAACCCTCGACAAGTTCGTCAGCGAAATTGAGAGCTTCGTTGACGACATGATCCAGTTTCTGGCGGACGAGGTGGCAGAAGTGTGTGGCGTCCCCGGTCTCGGCGCGGTGGCTGACCTCATCCGCGCGGTACTCATGGGTGACGCCGAATGACCGTCCGTCACGTTCGCTGGTGCGATCACTGTGCCCAAACCCGGTACGCCGCATGCTCACCCGTATGCCGAGTACCAATCGACCGACCCGAAAACTGGATACGGAACATCGCAGCGGAAGACGAGGGGGAGAGCGATGAGTGACGCACACAGGTTGATCGCGGGCGTGATCGCAAAAGCGTGGGATAACGCCCGAGATGACGCCTATCTACACGGCGCATACAACAGCCAACCGGCCCTCGACCCCGACAGGCTGGCTACAGACATCATCAGGGCGATCGGCGGGCTCTCCATTGAAGGCAGCAGGGCACGCTGCTGCTGCGGCCACCACGTGGACCTGCACAAACGAAGCAACAGCGTGAACTTCTGCGGAGCCATCGTGGACGGAGGACACTGCCCCTGCAACAACTTCCAGGGTGACGACGACGAATTCGGCCCGCATTTTCATCGCTGGGTGTCCCAATGGATGGCGAACGCCGATGACTGACTTTTACGACGGCATCCACCAAATCGCACGAGAGCACATCCGGGGCGCCACCATCGACGGCATCAAGCTCGGCATGAACTTCACCCTCGACTGCATGGACAAACTCGCCGCCCGCCTCGAAAGCGAACTCGGCGACGAACTAGGCCCACTCGTCCGAGAAATCCTCGAAGGCGCAGTCGACGGCATGCGGGAAGGCCAAGACGAATACATCACCCGAATCGCAGGTAGCGCTGATGACTGAGCCTGATACCGACCTCCTGCCCTACACACGCACCCAACTATCCAACGCCATCAGCGCGTTGGTGGACGATAAGCCAACGTCCCTGGTCGATGAAGACGGCGGCGAAACCCAAATCGTCTGGGTCACATCACTCTACGAGCAACTCGTAGACGCCAAAGCGGGCTTCCCCCAAGAACACATGGGCGTTGCACGATCACGTCCACCCTTCTGGACTGAAGCCGTCAACCAACTCCACGAAATCGACCGCGAAGTAGCACAGTGGATCCCAGGCCCGGGAGACACCGTCGAACGCTTACGCGCCATCGACGCCGAAGCATGGAGCCCAGAAGACGTCGCCCTCCTAAACTCCTGGACCAAACAGCTCGAACGCTGGTGCGCCAAAATCAACGACATCCTCCACCCCGGAGCCCGCAAAACCCTCAACGACCCATGCCCAAGCTGCGGCGAAAAAACCGTCTACAGATGGCAAGACGGCGAACGACTACGCCAACCCGCCCTCCAAATCAGCACAGACGGAATCTGGTGCCAAAACAGAGAATGCGACTTCGCCCACGAATTCCCCGAACGCCTCGCCTTCGTCTGCCGGCTACTCGGATACGACATCCCACCCGGGGTGTTCGAGTAATGGGGCGCAGAAGAGACGCATCAAACGATGATGAGCGCTACCACGTGTACATGCTCATCGGACCTAGCGGCCACCCGATCTACATCGGCAAGTCAACCCAACTAGACACCCGACTGAAGCAACACTCACGTGACCGGATCCGGTACGCGGCGATCGGGCGGCGCACCCGCTGGGAAGTCACGCACCACGTTGAAGTGTTCGAATGCGACAGCTACGACGACATGACACAGGCCGAGGAACAGTTGATCCAGGAGCATAAGCCCGTGCTGAATAAGCGCTCTAACCCGAACTGGGATAAACGAAGAAACACTGTGGTCACCGTCCTGAACTGGGATAACGCTCGCGTGTTGCCCGGACAGCAATTCGATTTGCCAATACGCCAATTAGTGTGCTAGAGTTTCGGTCATACCAGTCGTGTCAAAAATCTGTTTGACCTGAACGACGAACACACTTCCCGGCGCACGTCGGGTTTGCCGACCATCTAGTTGTCGGCCACAGGTTTCGCCCCGGTTCCTACGCAAAAACCCGGCACACCCCAATACGGGGATAGAGCAACGTCTGAACCCTCCCCGTCGTGGAATCCCGAGGTGCTGCCACCTCAACCCGTGAATGCGGTCGGACCACGAGGCGACAGTTTGGCGGCTGCATGTGGATGGCTACGGCACGCATGCAGTGCTCTCGGTCTAGCCCACCGACTGAACGGGCTTCAAACTTGCGGGGACGGTATGCAGCAATGCCCGTTCTCCGGTGGTGCAGCCAAAAGCTGCGGAGCGCCCGACATAGGTGGCGTCGTAAACCCGGTCCCCGCACACCCGCTCAAGCTCAAACGTGACGCGCCATATACCGCCCACAAGCCTCTGAGCGGGATTCACTTTCGGCGTTCGCTTCCGTCGACAACCAGAAGCACACAAAGCGAAGGGGAAACATCGTGGCGAAAGCTGGCAGCCTGCACGTGGACATCACCGCGAAGGTAACCAAAGTCGTAGCACACGTGGACCTCTACACAGGCGGCAAGAAAGTCGGCACAACCGAAGTCGACGTCACGCCCCAACCCGAACCCGGGTCGCTCGAAGGTGACATCAACGCGGCCAAACGTGCCGACCTTAACCGCCAGATGAACATCTACACGAGCGGACGTTTTGGTGCGTGACCAACTCGCCCGGATGCTGCGACAAGCAGCCAACAAGCTCGACCCGCCGAAATCAAAGGGGCAGGCGTTGCGCTACTCAGGTCAGACTGCTGCGCTTGGCGTTGAGGGCCTGATGGAAACGTTCGTGGCGCCCCGTCTTGGCGTGAACTTTGTTCAGCCATGGGCGTTGCGCGTGGCGGAAGGTCTTGCTGGTGCGCGGCCTGCATTGCCCAACATGGCCCCGTCGAAGCCTTCGTTGTGGCGCCGGATTCTGAACTGGTTTCGGCGTTGAATCGCGCTGTTGTTGATCTGATCGCCCGCGCCCTCCCGCAGGGGCTCTTCCATCCAGGCGACGACCAGACCCCGTCGAGAGTCGTGCCATTGCCCGGTTTTCGGACTACGGGCATGGGGGATGAGCAAGCACAGGAGATGGTTGGCGCCGCAGCGAAGGTTGTCGCGGAGGCCCTGGTGCATCTCATCGAACAGGACTACGAGCTGATGCCGAAAGCCGATGCAGCGCAACTACGCCAGGACGCGGCTGATGCACCGGACGGCACACGAGTCATCACCCTGTTTGATCGGGCCGACCACAAACGCGAAACCCCCCTGCTCGTTCTGACTGTGGGGAAAACGGACGACGTGACGATCGACAAACGGCAACTACGAAAGCTGGCACAGTGACCAACGATGCAGTGGGTGGCTACCGGCTCACCAACGGCGCGCAAAAGGAAGCCCAGGTGCGCGGAGTATCAATCAGGGAGATCCACAACATTCTCACGTGCACCGTCCACGAAGAACCTGCACACAACGGGCTTTGGCTCGTAACAGACGGTCGCAACACAGCTTTCGTCAGCCCGTGGGATGGCCTGATCGCTTCAGTGGTTCGCGGGTCACGAAAGAAGCCAGCCTGATGGCGCACATTCACATTGAGGTTGACGGTGATGTACTCATGGACGGCAACCCCGGCGACTGGACCTCAAACCCACCCGAAATGGACAAGTTGCAGTTGAAGGGCGGCACACCCGACCCCTGGATGGTCGCACTCATGCCATCCGTCGCCAACGCAGTCACCAAAACCCTCGCCAACATGCCCATCACACCCCGACACTGGACCCTCACCGTGGACGAAACACCAGACCGCGTCAACATCACCGTCAACACCCGTGGATGACGCAATGCGGGCGCGACTCGAATTGCGCCGCTCCAACGCGGCCCGCCCGCACAAGAACCGCAAACGCGACATAGGACGAGCAGTCGACCCAACAACCTGCTACTGCGGAGACGCGGAATGCCCCGACTGCATGGACTGGCTCGATGACTAACCTGGGTGTCGCAATCACCACCCACAACCGCCGCGACACCTTCCAAGACGCACTACGCAACTGGCAGAAACACCTACCAGACGGCGCCCACCTCGTTGTGGTTGACGACGGCAGCGATGTTCCCGTGCCCGACATTCCCGGCGCCACCGTCATCCGCCACGAGTACCCGCAAGGCATCGCAGTCGCCAAAAACGCAGGCATCGCGGCACTCATGGAACTCGGCGGCGAACACATCTGGCTCTCGGATGACGACATTTGGCCCATCACCGACAACTGGTGGCAGCCATACGTCGAATCACCCGAACCGCACCTCAGCTTCCAATGGCCAGGCCCCGGACGCCACCAAATCACCTACCAAGACGACCAGCACGTTGCGATCGGATTCCCACGCGGCTGCCTCCTCTACGCTGAAAAACGAGTCATCGACACCATCGGCGGCATGAACACCGCATTCGGAGTCCACGGCGGCGAACACGTCGACTGGCAACAACGAGCACACGACACCGGCCTAACCACATGGCCCTACGCCGATGTTGCAGGCTCACACGAACTCTTCTACTGCCGCGACAAAGAACGCGGCAACACACGCGGCTCATCACGATTCAACGTCAACGAACGCCGCCGCCTATGCGACGCCAACGGAAAACGTTGGGCACACCGCTGGCAAGGCTGGCCCCACTTCCCATACAAGACCGGCGAAGGCACACAGGACTACTCGCTAGGCCCCTACTTCGAACCCACCCACCACTACGCACTACTAGCACACGTGGTCGGACTCCACCCAACCGGAGTAGCACTCGAATTCGGCGTCGGTTCCGGACAATCCACCCGCGCCATCGCCTACCACATGCCCGTAATCGGATTCGACTCATTCGCCGGCCTACCCGAAGACTGGCGGCCAGAGTTCCCCAAAGGATCGTTCGCGAACAAGCCGCCCAAGATCCCCAACGCGGAACTCATCATCGGACTATACGCGGACACACTCCCAAACTTTGAACTGCCAGATCACGTCGGCCTAGTGCACATCGACTGCGACCTGCTCAGCTCCACCCGCACCGTCCTCGAACACATCGCACCCGCACTCAAACCCGGCACCTACATCGTGTTTGACGAATGGCACGGCTACGACACCTGCGAAGACCACGAACAACAAGCATGGCGAGAGTTCGCCGACCGCACAGGAATCAAATGGGCAGTCGTCGGACACTCCCACGAAGCCTGGGCAATCCGCATCACCTGAGAGGCGCGACCTTGTCGAGAGTCATCCTGTTCACCTTCTACGGTCGCCGCGAAAACATCGAACTGCAACTCCCATACCTACGCCGCATCATCCAAGAAAACCCAGAAGTCGAAGTACACCTCTGGGACCTATGCCGCAACGAAACCGACCACGAATACGTCCAATCCATCACCGGAGACCGCATCACCGTCCGATCCGACTACTACGGCGGATGCGCCTGGACCGGCTTCAACGACGTATGGCGCCACTACACCAACCGCAAATACGCCGACGCCCTGTTCGTGAAACTCGATGACGACGTTGTGTTCATCGAAACCAAACGCTTCGGCACATTCATCGACACCATCGATGAAAACCGTGGATCAGTCATCTCAGCCAAAACAGTCAACAACGGTGCCTCCACACGGCTAGAGCACAGCCTATGGAAACGCTTCACCGCGTTGAACATCCCACTGCTAGACGTCCACGAATCAGCGGACTACGCACGCGCCAGCCACGACCACTTCTGCAACTGGGACATGATGATCGGCCAACCCATCCAAGCGTTCCCAACCGACGACTGGCTATCCATCAACCTCATCGGCATGGACCACCCCACACTCTGCGCAATCGCCAACGCACTCGGAACACGATCACCCCGAATCATCTCCGGACGCGACTGCAAACAATGGCCCCAACTCGGAGACGAAGGCGCCGCCAACACACTCCCACGGCTGATCCTGCAAGGCTTTACCGCCAGCCACCTCTCATTCGGGCCACAACAAATACCCGACGCAGAGTGGAACGAGATGCGCCGCTGGTACAAAGACGTCGCAGAGGAATACCTCACATGACGAGCTTCGCCGTAGCAATCCCATTCAGAGACCGAGGCAAAGACTGGCGCCGCCCAGCCAACCTCAACCGGGCACTCGAACACTGGGCCAGCCTCGGCATATACGCACACGTCTTCGATGACGGACAAACCGGAGACGCCCAATTCAACAGATCAGCCTGCTACAACGCGGCAGCACAACAACTACGTGCAGACGTGATCGTGTACGCAGAATCAGACCTGATCGTTTCACTCAACCAGATCGAGCAAGCGGTTGAGATGGCAGCCGAAAAGCCTGGACTCGTGGTCCCGTTCTCACGCTTCATGGCGATGACCGAGGCCGACACAGAACTTGTTCGCGCCCACACAATCGCGCCGGCAGAAGCCCAAGCAGAACAGGTGCGCGGCGAATACAAATCCATCGGCGCCGTCAACGTTGTATCACGAGCCTCCATCGAAGCGATCGGACAATGGCCAACCGAGTTCAGCGGAGCGTGGTACGACGACGACGCCTGCGAACGAGCATTCCGGATCTGCTGCGGACCCACACGATTCGTTGAAGGCAACGGCTACCACATGTACCACCTCTCAGGCGCCCAAGGTTCACACCTGACGCCCGAGGATCGCGCCGCCACCGAACGCAACAAGGCCCGCTACCAGCTCTACCGTGCGGCCCAAACACCAGAACGAATCCGCCAACTCACAGCAGGCGGCAACTGATGTTCCTGTGGCAATGGCTACTCATCATCTGGTACCGCATCAGATGGTTGGTAACAACCCGATCAACCAGTCACACAAGCGAATAGGCTCAAACGTATGGGCTGGCAACCAGGCGACGATGTCATCGTCGAATTCGACGGGCAAGACCACGACGGCCACATCCTGAAGGACGAAGGCCACGGCTGGCTCCGATGCTCAATGGCCGTGGATCCCATATATGACTACGGATCCATCACCCCGCGCATGGCACCCCACCAGACGGTAGCCGTGCAATCCACCAAAGTCAGAGCAAGGGGTCCGGAATGAACCGCGCAATCGTCGTCATCGACGCAGACGGCAACCCCATCTTCAAATGCGAAGACGCCAAGATCGACGTTGAATACGCAGACCGCGACGAAGACGGACAGATCGTCAGTTGGAGCGTCCGAATCACACCGAACGATCCGTGGCCGCTGCAAAGGACGCGCGAATACACCGAGCTTTGATGACACACCACACCGCCATCGTCGCCCACCTAACCCGAAGCGCCGCAGCACACCAACTCATGGAAGAAGCCAGCGCAACCTTCGCATCATTCGACAACGGCACACGCGGATGCAGCGGAAACCACCGACGCTGCCTCGAATGGGCCAGCACCAAAGACGCTGAGTGGGCAGTGATCCTCGAAGACGATGCGATCCTGTGCGACAACTGGGCAGACAACCTGAGCCACGCACTGGAACTCGCACCCGCACCGATCCTGTCGTTCTACCTCGGCACGTCGTATCCAATTCAATGGCAACGCTTCATACGCCAAGCCGCAACCAAAGCCACCGACAACAACGCAGCCTGGATCATAGGCGAACAACTACTACACGCAGTCGCCTACGCCATCCGCGTCGAGCACATCCCAGACCTACTCGCACACAAATCCAAAGCCCCCATCGATGAAGCCATAACCGAATGGGCAAGAGCCAACGGACACATGGTTGCGTACACCTGGCCAAGCATGGTCGAACACCGAGACGAACCCACACTCGTCACACACCAACACGCCAACAACAAACCACGCAAAGCCTGGCAACACGGCCAGCCAACGTGGAACACAACACAAGTGAGACTCGGCTAATGCCACGAGCACCACGCGTCTGCGCACACCCAACCTGCACCACACTCACACCCACACGCCACTGCCCAACCCACACCACCAAACACAGATGGGGCAAAGGCAACCCACGCACCAAAGACCCACGACACGAAGCATGGCGCAAGGTAGTGCTCGATCGTGCCGGCTGGTGGTGTCAGATCCGATACCAAGGCTGCACAGGGCGGGCAAACCAAGCAGATCACATACTCGCAGTAGGGCTAGGCGGCACCGAATACGACGCAGCCAACGGCCAAGCAGTCTGCAAAGAGTGCCACAAGAAGAAGTCCGCAGACGAAGGACACATCGCACAAGGACACCAAGTGCGGTCACGGAGGGCCAACTAACCTCCTCAACCAGCAAATTTGCTAGGTAAAATCAAAAGCAACAATGAGCCCCGGCGACTGCGCCAACAGTCCCGGGGCGATGGCCGAACTACTGAGGAGTTCGACATGAACGAGCATACATGCTCCCAATGCGATGGCGCGTTCACTGGACGCAAGCGCAAGTACTGCACCAACAAGTGCGCACGCACCGCATCGACACGTAAACAGAACGCCAAGCGCAAAGCATCCGGCTACCGATACCGCAAGACCAAGACCGGGATATGCGCTGAGTGCAGTCGAGAGTTCCAAGGCCGCACTGACGCGGATGCAAAGTACTGCTCACGTGAATGCCAATGGAAGGTTCGGGAGCGCGCACGCATCCAAGCCATGCGACGCCGCGCAATCGAACGGCGCCTGCCTGCGCTCTACGTGGGCGACGGCACGGTTCGATCACCACACCGACGATGGACTTCGGGACAGTGCCAAAGCTGCGGCGACTGGTACCTGTCCGAACACGCAAGTAGCCGATACTGCACCGACACGTGCATGAGGCGTGCGCACGAAGAACGTAAGCGTGCGCGCAAGGCTGGAGCCTATGTCGAACCGGTGTACCGCAAAAGGGTATTCAATCGAGACGGCTACCGCTGCCACCTATGCGGCAAGAAGACAGATCAAACCAAGAAGGTGCCACATCCCAAGGCGCCAACCCTGGACCACATCATCCCCCTAGCGTCCGGCGGCACACATGAACCAAGCAACTGTCGCTGTGCTTGCTTCCTCTGCAACTCGCTGAAGGGCGATCGTGGCGGAGGAGAGCAACTACTGCTCATCGGATAGAGGCCAGGCAGGTGCCCTGACCTGCGGAAATGTGAACGAGGGGGAGGGGTGGGGGCCGTGGGTGCCCTCCCGCCGCCCTACGGATGGGGCTGCGGATTTTCTCGCCTACGGTTCCCCGGGCCATTGATTAGTCAGGCTATGCACCCGAAACGGGCTGCCTGCGTGTTCCCGTAACGGGAGGTAATGATGCCGAATCACTTGAAGGATCAGAGTGTTCGCGCGAGGGCCAATAAGGCTTCTACGCGCGCGACCTTGTCTGCGGATCATGATGTTGAAGAGCCGCCGTTGCCGGATGAGATCGGTTGGCATTCGTTGACTCGTCGTTGGTGGTCGGATTTGTGGTCGTCTCCGATGGCTACTGAGTACGCGGAGATGGACATTAATGGTCTGCTTCGTGTGGCGATGTTGTACAACGATTTTTGGTTGGCTGAGACGCCGAGGCAGCGGGCCGAGGTTCAGGTTCGTCTTGAGAAGGCTGATGCCGACTATGGGACTAACCCGTTAGCGCGGCGCCGACTTGAGTGGCAGATCGAGGCGACTGAGGATTCGAAGGCCAAGGGGTCGAAGCGGCGTAAGGCCGATCAGCCGGCTACTCCGCCTCCGCCGTCGGGTGATGATCCCCGTAGCGGCTTGTATGCCGTGTAGCTGATGCTTCTTGTTGTTCCGGGTCCTGATCCGGAGCCGTGGCCGACGTTGGGTCCGCAGATTTGCGCGTTGATTGAGGAGCGCGCGGTCTATGGCCCGGGGTCGTTGCAGGGTGAGCCGTATGTGATTGATCCGGAGTTCCGGGCGTTCATCTATCGGGCTTACGAGGTGTACCCGAAGGGGCATCCGTGGGAGGGGCGCCGCCGGTTCAAGCGGGTTGGTCTCTCGGTTCGTAAGGGTTTGGCTAAGACGGAGAAGCAGGCGTTGTTGGCGTTCTGTGAGCTGCATCCTGAGGGGCCGACGCGGTTCGACGGTTGGGATGCTTACGGGAATCCGGTGGGCCGGCCTGTCCGTGCGCCGTACATTCCGATGCTTGCGGTTTCGGTTGAGCAGGTTGAGGAACTGGCGTTTGGTGCGTTGACGTATGTCATCGCGGAGGGTCCGGACGCGGATCTGTTTGATGTGTCGAAAGAGCGTATCTGCCGGTTGGATCCGCGTGGCCGCGAGGACGGTAAGGCTGTTCCGTTGGCGAACTCGCCGGGTTCTCGTGATGGCGCTCGTACGACGATGAATTGTTTCGATGAGCCGCACCGGTTGTATTTGCCGCGTCAGTTGCAGGCGCATCAGACGATGGATGCGAATTTGCCGAAGCGTCCGTTGGATGATCCGTGGTCGTTGTATGTGGGGACTGCTGGTCAGCCTGGGCAGGGTTCGGTTGCTGAGAATGTTCATGCTGAGGCGTTGAAGATCGCGGCGGGCGATATTGAGCGCCCGGATTTGTTCTATCTGTACAGGACTGATGATGGCGGTCATGACCTGTCGGTCAAGGATGAGCGCATTCGGGCGATTGCTGAAGCGACGGGGCCGGCGGGGGAGTTTGGTCCTGGCCAGTTTGATGAGATTGCGTCTCAGTGGGATCGGCCTGGTGCGGATAAGCCGTTCCTGGAACGAGTGTGGTTGAACCGTTGGCGTCAGGGTGGTTCTCAGGCGTTTGACATGGTCAAGGTTGAGGGCCTGAAGGTTGACGAGTCGATTCCGGATGGGGCGTTTGTCACTGCGGGTTTTGATGGGGCGCAGTTCCGTGATGCAACGGCGTTGACGATTACTGAGGTGTCGACTGGTCGGCAGATGCTTCTGGGTTGTTGGGAGCGTCCGGAGAACGTGGATGAGTGGGAAGTCCCCGTTGACGAGGTGACGGATCTCGTTGCGCAGATGATGACCAAATACGAAGTGTGGCGGTTGTATTGCGATCCGCCGCATTGGTATGAGCCTGTGGCGTCTTGGGCTTCTCGTTGGCCGGATCAGGTTGTTGAGTGGCATACGCAGGTGAAGTCGCGGATGGTGCCGGCGTTGCGTGCGTATGTTGAGGCGATTGATTCGCGGATTGTGTCGTATGCGGACAACGTTTTTCGGGATACGTTGCTGGAGCACATGGGTAATTCGGCGCGTAAAGAGTTGAAGACTGTTGATGAGTTTGGTCAGCCGCATTGGATTTTGCAGAAGCAGGATGGGCGGCTTGAGGACAAGATTGATGCCGCTATGTCGGCGGTGTTGTCGTGGACGGCGTGTGTTGATGCTCGGCGTGAGGGTGCGAAGCCGCGCCCGAAGCATTCGTACGTTCCTCGCCGTTTGTATTGAGTTTGGAGGGAGTCGGCATGGCTTCTACGCCCGAAGAGTGGCTCCCGATACTGGCTAAGCGTATCGATGATCGGATGCCGCGTATGCGGTTGTTGGCGCGGTATGTGAATGGTGATGCTCCGTTGCCTGAGATGACGAAGAATACGCGGGCGTCGTGGAAGGCGTTTCAGCGTGAGGCGCGGACGAACTGGGGTTTGTTGATTCGTGATGCTGTGGCGGATCGGATTGTGCCTAATGGGATCACGGTGGGTGGTTCTGCGGATTCTGAGGTTGCGAAGCAGGCTCAGCGGATTTGGCGTGATAACCGTATGGACAGCGTGTTCCGCGAGTGGGTTGAGTATGGTCTGACGTTCTCTGAGTCGTATTTGACGTGCTGGCAGAGCGGTGATGGCCGTGCGGTGATCACTGCTGATTCGCCGGAGACGATGTGTGTGGCGGTGGATCCGTTGCAGCCGTGGCGGGTTCGGGCCGCGATCCGTTGGTGGCGGGATCTGGACGTCGAGAAGGATTTCGCGATCGTTTGGTGCATGGGGTTGCGGCAGAAGTTTTCCCGTGATTGCTATGTGCAGAACTCGGCGTCGAAGCGGTTGGTTACGCGGATCTCGGGAGGCTGGGATCCTGTGGATTCCGAGCCAGTGGAGACCGATGGCGCACCTCCGGTGGTCGTGTATACGAATCCTGGTGGCGTTGGCGAGTTCGAAACGCATCTGGACGACATAAACCGGGTCAACCGAGGCATCTTGTGGCGTATGTCCACAATGGCGATGCAGGCGTATCGTCAGCGTGCTTTGAGGAAGAAGCAGGGCGATAACGGCGCTCCGATGCCGACGACTGACGAGCATGGCAATCAGATCGACTACGCGGCGATCTTTGAGCCGGCGCCGGGTGCGTTGTGGGATCTGCCTCCGGATGTTGATATTTGGGAGTCTCAGACTACGGATATCACGCCGATGTTGACGGCGTCGAAGGATGACATTCGGATGTTGTCTGCTGCGACGAAGACTCCGTTGCCGATGTTGATGCCTGATGGTGCGAATCAGTCGGCTGAGGGGGCGCAGAACACTGAGAAGGGTCACATCTTCAAGTGTGAGCGGCGTTTGGCGGTGGCGAAGGTTGGTGCTGGGGCGATTTTGGTGAAGGCGTTGGCGACTGAGGGTGTCGAAGTTGAGGACACGGTGGATGTGTCGTTTGAGTCTGTTGAGCGGGTGACGTTGTCGGAGAAGTATTCTGCGGCGTCTCAGGCGAAGGCGGCTGGTGAGTCTTGGGCGTCGATTCGGCGGAATATTTTGAATTATTCGCCGGAGCAGTCGAAGCAGGATGATTTGGACCGGGCGAAGGAGCAGTTGGCTCTGTTTAGCGCGAATCGCCAGGCGCAGCAGGCCCAGGCCCCGCAGCCGGCGCAACGAGGGCAGGCCCAGCAGTCGCAGCCGGTGAGTGGTGGAGCACGCTGATTATGCGGCTGTAGCGGCTGCGATTCGTGAACAGCTTTTGGCGTATGCGGCTGAAGTGTGGGCTGCGGCGACGTTAGATGATGAGGGTTTGGCGCGTCTTGTTGAGTTGATGGTGCCGACTGTGCAGGCGGCGCAGGAGCAGATCGCTAGCTATACGTCGGTGTATTTCGGTGAGGCGACTGGCACGGATCCGGTTGCGGTTTCGTCGGATGTTGTTGGTGGTCGTGGTGTTCCGGCTGAGCAGGTGTATGCGCGTCCGATTGTTACGGCGCGTACTGAGCTGGCTCGTGGAAAGTCGGTTGAGAAGGCGTTGGATGCTGGTGGGCGTCGGTTGCAGAATCTTGCTGGGACTGATGTGCAGATGGCGAAGGTTCGTCAGGCTGATGTGTCGTTGCAGGCTGGTGGGGCGAAGTTTTTTCGGCGTGTGTTGACGGGCCGGGAGAACTGCGGCCTGTGCGTGATCGCGTCTACGCAGCGGTATCGGCGGGGGAACTTGATGCCGATCCATCCGGGGTGCGTGCCCGGGGATTCAGCGGTATCGCTGCCACCGGATGCTGGAAGCGTGAGCGGCGAGTTCGCTTGGGGTTCGCTTAACGCTATCTCGCGCAGACTGTTCGAGGGCGAACTGATCGAGTTCTCCACGGCCAGCGGTGATCAGGTGCGCGTCACCCCGAATCACCCGGTACTCACCGATAAGGGATGGATTCCGGCTCACCTGCTGGGCGTAGGCGATGCAGTATTCCGCCGCAGCCGCAGTAATGGGGTGGTTGGTCGTGGACCAGAGGTAGATCAGGGACCAGCCCGCATTGAGGATCTCTTTGATGCGGCGCGGGTGGCGTTCCCCCTTGTACGCGTGCCACTCGCCGCCCAGGATTTCCACGGCGACGGAGCCGATGGTGAAGTCGACATTGTATATATCGACCGCGACTTCTCTGCGCCAGGGAATGCCCTTGTCAGTGAGCATGTTGGCGAAAGTCGATTCGTGAATGCTCATGGCTGGGGGATTGCTCTCCCGGCTGGCGGCGCGCTTGGCCTGTTCCGCCCACGTCTTCTTACGCCCGGTGGCGGCGAGGTGCGCGGCGGCGCATTGGGCGGCGCGCTGTTCGTCGGTCATCTTCGAGGCGCGGAGCTTTCCGGCGCTGGAACGCCCCCGAGGTTCGATGCCCCGGCGAATGAGTTCGGCCCGGAGACTGTTGCGCTGTACGCCAGTCGTGGCCTGGATCTCATAGGCAGACTTTCCGGAGATGTAGAGCGAGACAGCGTTATCCATCTTCGCAGGGTCGGTTTTAGCGGTCACGTTTTTAATCTCCACACTAGTGAGGGCTGGTACTCAGCAAACAATCACATTGTATCAAATTGCGATTGCGACGTTGATGTGCTTCCGCGCGGTATGGATCTGGATCAGGTGATCGACGTTGACCTTTTGAATTCCACGCATGATCAGGTGAAGGCGTTTGCTGGTGTGGCGGATCGTGGGGGACGCGCTCCCGATTACCGGAAGTTGATCGTGACGCATGAGCATGGCGAGGTTGGTCCGGTTCTCGCCTGGCGTGGGCAGCAGTTCACGTCGAAAGCGGACCTGAAGTAAGTCTTCCCACCGTTTCTGGGTGGGTTTTGGCCTGTAAGAGGCCGCGAATCTGATCCCGCATGGGAAGGAAACATCTGTGTCTGAAGCTACCCCGAAAGACATGCCTGGAGCTGGCGCCGAAACGGAGCCGAGTACCCAAGCAGCAGCAGAGGTCACTGCTGAGCCTGTTGAGGTGAAGAGTGAGTCTGCGCCGAAGCCCACTGAGACTGTGGACTTTTGGAAGTCGAAAGCGCGGCAACATGAGGACCGCGCGAAGTCGAACTTCGAGGACGCCCAGAAGTGGCGTGAACTCCGCGAGAAAGCTGGCGGCAAGGACGATTTCGATCCGAGGAGCGAAATCGATGCTATCCGTGCTGACCTGAAAGCCGAACGACTCGCACGCTGGCGTGCAGAGGTGGCCCGCGCTACCGACGTTGACCCCGAGGACATCAAGGGTGAGACGGAGGAAGAGATGCGGGAGTCCGCTGAGCGTTGGAAGCAGCGTTTCGAGGCGCGGCTTGATGCGGCTTTGAAGTCGAAGAAGACCGCTCCGGCAGCCGCTCCGGCAGCCGAGGTCACTTCAGATGCGAAGGTCTCTGGCCCTAAGCAGTTGAGCCGGGACGAACTCAAAAACATGACACGGCAGCAGCGCCTTGACGCCTACAAAAACGGGCAGGTCGATGCGCTGATTGGCCGTACCGACTGAAAGGAAGCCGTCAATCATGGCTGCTGACAATTTCATTCCTGAAATCTGGTCCGATTACATCCTGGAGCGTTACATCGCCCGGAATGTGTTCGGCGCCCTGCTGGACCGCAAGTACGAGGGTGACGCCACCAAGGGCAACACTGTCCACATCCCCGGCGTTGTGGCCCCCGCTGTCAAGGACTACAAGGCGAACAGCCGTACCACGACTGCGGACGCGATCACCGATACCGGTGTCGACATCCTGATCGACCAGGAGAAGAACTTCGACTTCTATGTCGATGACATCGACGCTGCGCAGGCTAACCATGACCTGCTGCCTCTGTACACGGATGCCGCTGGCGATTCGCTCGCTACCGATGCGGATGAGTTCATTGCGGACCTGCTGGTTGCGAACGCTACCGGTATGCCGTGGTCCTCGAACCCGACGACCGGTGATGCTGCGTTCAACATCATCAAGGATGCTCGCAAGCTGATGCAGAAGGCGAACGTGCCGGATGACGGTATGCGTGTCGCTGTGGTGAACGCCGAGTTTGAGGCGCTGCTTCTGGGTGCCGATTCGAAGCTGACCAGCTTCGACACTTCGGGTGACACCGCTGGCCTGCGTGAGGCGACTGTTGGTCGTCTGCTCGGCTTCCGTGTGGTGTCTTCGAACAACCTGCCTGAGTCGGATTCTCCGCAGGCTGTGTTCTTCCATCAGCGTGCCGCTGCGTTCGTGTCGCAGATCGACAAGGTTGAGGGTCTGCGCGCGAATGACAAGTTCGCTGATCGCGTTCGTGGCCTGCACGTCTATGGCGGCAAGGTTGTGAAGGCTCCGGGCGTTCTGGTGTTCAACCGGGCTGGTAGCTAGTCGTGCTGGCTTCCCGCGATGACGTCGCCGCCGCGCTTGGTCTGGCTGATGCTGACTCTCTGAGTGAGTCTCAGCAGGCCCGCGTGGACGCTCTGCTGGAGCGTGTTTCTGGCAGCGTCTCGCGGGAAGCCAACCGCGATTTCACACCGGGCGCGGTGCAGGTTCGTGTGTTGGTGATCGATGGCCGGATCTATCTGCCCGACGCCGAATCGGTGACGACCGTAAAGGACGTTGACGGTGTCGAGGTGGATTGCGTAGCGCATGTCCCAGGCTGGTTCAACGTGTCAGTGAACGGATGCGCGTTGCTGACTGGTGATCCGGTTGTTGTGGACTTCGTGCGTGTGGATGTTCCGGCTGCGGTGTCTGGCCTTGTGGCTGGCATTGTGGCTCGGCATCTCAGTGTGGAGCCTGGTTCGCCTGAGTCGATGGCTACGGACATCACTGCCGGCGCCGACTTCCGGTTGCGGATGGCTGACCACGTGTCTTCGACAGCGCTGCTGACCGAGGATGAGGTGTGCGAGGCCCGAGGTTTCCGATCGAAGTTGCCGAATGTGATTGTGCATCGCTTGTGAGTGTGTTTGAGAAGTTGGCGCGGATCCCAGTGATTCACACTCCCGCAACGGGTACGGGTGAAGATTCGTTGGGTAACACGGCGACGGTGCCGGGTGTTCCTGTGGAGCGTTTGGCGTATTCGATTGGGCCGCACGTTGAGGAGCAGGGGAGCGTAACGCGAACCGAAACCGAAGTGGCCGATACCGATGTGGCTATGCCAAAGTATCCGGTCACCCTCAAGGACACGTTCACCATCGACGGCGATACCTACAACGTTGTCGGACTGCGTGATATGACCCATGGTTTTCACGGTTGGCAGCCGGGGATCGTTGTTGAGTTGCAGAAGGTTTCGTGAAGAACCCTCTCGGCAAGTACGGCATCAATCTCAAGGATTTTGACGCCCTGCCCGAGGTCAACGACGGCGTAAACGACTTCATGGAATCGCAAGTCGTTCCCGCGTGGAAAGACAACTCGCCGGTTGATTCGGGTGAGTATCGGGATTCCGTGAAGGTTACGCAACGGTCCACAACCAAGGGGCGCGGCAAGGTCGGCGCCACGTCGGAGCACGCGCACATTGTGGAGTTTGGTTCCGAGAAGGTGCCTGAGCATGCGCCTGCCGAGAAGACGGCTAAGCAGTTTGGTGGGTATGCGCATGACAAGTCCTGAGTTGTTGGGTTATTCGGCTCCGTCGGTCGAGAAGGTCGTGATCGCGTGGTTGAGGCCGTTGGGCCGTACTGGTACTCGGCGTAAGGCCGGGGATCCGGTTCCGTTTCGGCTGGTGCATCGAGTGGCGGGTTCGGATGATCCTGTTGTTGGGATTGATGTGGCGTCGGTTTCGGTGCATTCGTTTGGTGTGGGTGATGTTGAGGCGTTGGCTGAGGCCGAGAAGTCGCACCGGCGGATGAACGTTCTGGCTTGCAACCCGATGACCACGATTGCCAATTCCGACATCTTGGGTGCAGGTGTGGTCGTGAACGTCGACTACTGCATCCCGCGTATGGCCCCCACCCAAGTGGACTACGAGGACCCCGCCGTGGTCCGGTACGTCGCCCGCTACGAAATCGGCGTCTCCTACACCCCTGTTGCCTAGCTATCTGCCTGGTTTTACAGCCCGAATTCTTTGTTCTGCCGGAGTCTTCCGGTCTTTCCCTTCTCTTGAGAGGAGCACCCCATGGTGCAACCCGTGACCGGCACGACTTGGAATGCCGGCGGTTTCAATGATCTTTACCGTGCCGCGTCGGAGCGGGGTGGCCTGCAGGCCGTCCTGGTTCGCGACAATCGTGGTGCTGCCACCAACATTTCGCCGTTTGAGGACGATCTGACCACTGTTGCGTGGTCTCCGTTCGCCCAGGACGGAAAGCTGCGTGCCGACTTGTTCGCTTCTCGTCTGGTTGATGGCAAGTGGGAGTCTGTTGCGACTGCGAATGAGGGCTTTTGGTACATCGGTGCTCAGACCGAAGATGGTGGCGCTGAGCGCAACCCGAATACGAACTCGGATGATCTGAAGATCCTTCAGTCGAATTTCCCGTATGACTCGGATATCACCGAGAAGGGTAAGACGATCAAGTTCACCGCGGTTGACACCCTGAAGCCGCTGAT